AGTTATTTTTAAAGTAGATTAAATTAAACCCCCTTTTTTTAACAAAAAACACTCAATTTTTGAGTACAATAAGTAAACGTAGAAATGAACGAAAGCACTAATAAATTTCCGGAGATTAATTACCAGCAGTTTGCTACAAAATCTATGTGTGACATAGTTGTTGAGGCTGTTATTATTTATTTTGGTACAGATAAAGCGGTTTTAATGGGCCAGCAGCGTAAAAAGAAAACTGAGGAGGTTTTTTTTAAGTATGCTTGCTTTTACTTGGTAAAGAAAAACACGGAAATGAGCTTTCAGGATATTGCTGATACGTTTGGTATATCAAATTCTAACACCAGGCATGGTATCAATTCTATTGAAAACCAAATGGCTATTTATAGTCGGATTGTAGCGCATATACAAAACTTGCAGCAAATAATAGATAATTTTACTACTCAGAAACAAAGATGGCTTACACACAACAACAATTAGACACGTTAACCGATGCTATAGCACAGGGTGCTTTAGAGGTTTGGTATGGTGATAAAAAGGTGGTTTACCGCAGCTTAAAAGATATGCGAAGCATTAAGGATGAGATGAAAGCGGAATTGGGTTTATCTAAAAATAACAAAAGAAGATTTGCATCTTTCACTAAAGGTACTTGTTAAAAATGAACGGTTTAAATAAAGTAATTGCGGTTTTTTCGCCCGGATTGGCGTTAAAGCGTGAAGCTCAGCAACATGCTTTGAATGTTTTTAATAAGCGTGGTTACGAGGGCGCAACTGGTGGCAGGCGTGGCGCTGGTTTTAAAAACACCATGGCCAGTGAAAACACGGTAATTGCTATGAGCGTTAAGACGCTGCGAGACAGAAGCCGTGAATTGTGCCGGAATAATCCTTATGCCCGTAACGCACCGAAGCGCATTGCTAATAATGTGGTGGGCACTTCTATTATCCCTACTCCGGTACATAAAAGAAATTTAAAAAGTGCAGAAACTCAACTGAAAAGGGCGTGGAAAGATTTTGGAGAGACTACTGCCTGTGATTTATCTGGAGATCATAATTTTTACGGTCTGCAAAAGATGGTGATGCGAGCGGTTATTAAAACAGGTGTTTGTATTGTGCGCAGGATATGGTTGAGTGAACCTAAAGCCGGTGTAATTAGTATGCGTTACCAGCTGCTGGATCCTGAGTTTTTAGATGTGTCTAGAAGTAGCGTGAAAGCTGAGGCTGATGGCGGTTATACTTTGCGTGGGATTGTTTTTGATAAAAACAACCGTAAAACCCATTATTGGATTTACAACATGCACCCTTCGGAAAACATTGCGCAAAGCTTTAAGATTCCTGCCAATGACATCTGTTATATTTTTGATAAAGAAGATCCTGGACAGATTGAGGGTATCCCTGCTTTTAGTTCGGTGATTTTAAGGATGAAGGATTTTGATGAGTATGAGGATGCACAGCTGATTAAACAAAAAATTGCGGCTTGTTTTGCTGCTTTTGTGCAAGGGCAGCCGGGTAGTGCTATTTCTGTAGGTGGTACCAAAGATGATGATAGATTGGAGCGCATGGAGCCTGGTATTATTGAATATATGAACGAAGGGGAAAGTGTTACGATTGCCAACCCTCCGAGCGTTGATGGTTTTGGTGAATATAGCCGCCAAAATTTACAGGGCCAAGCTGTTGGTGTGGGTATGAGTTATGAGGCTTTTACTGGAGATTTAAGTAATGTAAACTTTAGCAGTGGCCGTATGGGTTGGTTAGAGTTTCAGCGTAATATTGAGGATTGGCAATGGGTAATGTTGATTCCGCAGTTTTGCGAGAAAGCTTATAAATGGTTTATTGAGGCTGCTTATTTAAGTGGTTTAGTAAGGGATTTTGATTTTGATGTGAGTTGGACGGCTCCAAAAAGAGAAATGATAGATCCTGCTAAAGAGGTGAAAGCATTGGTTGAGCAAGTAAGGGCAGGTTTTATGAGCTGGCAAGATGCTGTTAAGAGTTTGGGATATACGCCTGATGAGATTTTAGCGGAATTGATTAAAGATGCTAAAAACTTTGATGATGCCGGTTTAATGCCTACCAGTGATAGCAGGTATGATGCGGAGAGGATGAATGCTCAGCTGAAGGCGGAGAAGAAGGCAGAAGGCTTAAAGCCGAAAGCTTAAGGCGCTTGTATTGTGGGAAGTCTTAAAATGAGACTTTCTAAATAAACGCTAAAATCGGACTAAATACGGAATTGGTTAATAGATACTTTTGGTTATATGAAACGCAAGTTTGCACCTGATTATTTAAGAGCGGCATTTGTCCCTGATTCTTTTAACGAAGAAGAGCGGACAATTGAGGTTGTTTTTGCAACTGAGGCGGAAGTTTTAAGAAGAAACTGGGATGGTAATTTTTACGAGATTTTACAGTGTGATGTTAACAGTGTAAGGTTAGAGCGTTTAAATGCTGGTGGACCTGTATTAAATGCGCATAGCAAATATGATTTAAATGATCAGATTGGGGTTGTTGAAAGAGCGTGGGTAGAGAAAAAAGAGTGTAAAGCTATTTTAAGATTCTCTAAACGTGAAGAAATTGCCGGGTTGATTGAAGATATTAAATCTGGTATTGTTAGGGGTGTTTCTGTTGGTTACAGACCTTATACTGGTGAAGAAACCAAAGGCATTGAGGGTGCGATTCCTAAAATTAGGATGACAGATTGGGAGCCAATGGAAATATCAATGGTACCGGTACCTGCTGATTTTATGAGTGGTACAAGGAGTGCAGATAGTAATGAATTAATTGAAGTTGAAATAACGAGAAAAAATAAAATGGAAGACGGAACAAAAGAAGAAGTAGTTGAAACTAGATCGGAAGATCAAGGTAAAACTACCCCTCCTGCAAAAGTCGTTAAGATTGATGTAGAGGCTGTGAGAGCAGAGAGCGCTACAGCAGAGCGTAACAGATCAAAAGAAATTAAATTGGCTGTGCGTAGTGCTGGCTTAGAGGATTCTTTTGCTGAAACCCATATTGATGCTGGTACTGAGGTTGCTGAGGTTAGAACATTGGTTTTAGCTGAATTGGCTAAAAAACAGGAAGGTACGCAGACTAGAGGGGCTGTTAATATTAACACTGGTAAAAAAGATGAAGAGGTATCTATGAGGGCAGCAATGGAAGAAGTGATTTTGCATCGCTCTAATCCTGGTGTTTTTAAGTTAGAAACAGAAGAAGGTCATTCTTTAAGAAACGCAACTATTGTTGAGTTAGCTGCTGAAAGTTTAAAAGAAAGAGGTATAACTGTTTCGTTTAGAGATTCAAAAGAAGAAATTGTTAAAAGAGCAATGTCTTCTACTGATTTTCCTATTTTGTTGGGAAATGTGGCTAACCGAGTTTTAAGAACCTATTACGAGGCTGTGCCATCATTTTGGAAAAAGTTTGCCCGTGAAATTTCTGTAAATGATTTCAAAGCTATTTCTAGCGTTCAGTTTGGAGGATCTATTGGTTTAGAAGAAATTTTAGAAGGTGGAGAATACAAAATTGATGTTTTAAAAGAAGGTGGAGACAGCTTTGGGCTTAAAACATGGGGTAAAATGATTGCCTTAACTCGTAGAGCTATTATCAATGATGATATGGGCGGTTTTATGAGAAGTGCTGAAATGTTTGGTAGAGGTGCTGCTGAGAAACAAAATGCAATTGTTTGGAGTTTATTTACCGCTAATAATGGTGGCGGTAGAAAGTTAGCAGATAATGTTAATTTATTCCACGCTTCTCACAATAACTTAGCAGGTACTGGTTCTGTTTTAAGTGCAGATAGTTTAAATGCTGCAAGAGTTGCAATGACTCGCCAAAAAGGATTAAAAGGCGAGCCAATATCTATCAGACCAGCATTTTTGGTTGTACCACCAGAGTTAGAGTTTTTAGCTAAGCAGTTAATTAATAGCACTATTGTGCCAAATTCAACTTCGCAAGCAAATCCATTACAAGGAATGTTTGAGGTTGTGGTTGATGTGTATTTAACAGATCCAAAAGCGTGGTATTTAGTTTCTGATGCCGGAATGGTTGATGTAATTAAATATGCTACGTTAAATGGGCAAACTGGACTTTACACTGATCAACAAGTTGATTTTAAAACTGACAACTTAGAGATTAAAGCTAGAGTTGATTTTAATGCAACTATTGAGGAGTATAGAGGAGTTTATAAAAACGCTGGACCAGCTTAAAACCCCTAAATCCCCTGAAGGGGACTTGCCTAAAATGGTGAGTAGTGAATAGAAAATAAAAACCCGACTTGTTTCGATAAGGCGGGATTTTAGGCAAAAGACAAATCAAAATTTAATATCATGTTAAATAAAGTTCAAAACGGAAAAGTATTAGAATATCTTAATGGTACTGCTGCAATTATTGCGGGTGGTGCG